TGTATAAATCGAAGAACAAATCAAATAATACATGATACCACTATTAGTAATAATATGTGGACTAAAACTAATATAAAATATTTTATTGACTGGCGTATTGAGGTACGTGATGGTAATGATTTAATATTTACACATGATTATAATGCAAAAGGTAGAAGAATTTATATTCATTTAGACTCAGGTGCTATTGGTGATACATTAGCTTGGTTTCCTTACCTTGAAGAATTTAGAAAAAAACATGATTGTCAATTAGTATGCTCTACATTTCATAACGAATGGTTTGAATTACAATACCCAGAAATTGAATTTGTAAAACCGGGAACAGAAGTAAGTGGTTTGTATGCTATGTATAATATTGGGTGGTTTTATAATGAAGATCATACTGTAAATAAAAATAAAATTCCAATTGATTTTAAACAATATCCTTTAGGACAAACTTCAACTGAATGTTTAGGATTAAATTATACAGAAATTAAACCAAAATTAACTATACCTAATAAATCAAGACAAATTGATGGTAAATATGTTATTATAGCACCACATGCTTCGGCACACGCCAAATATTGGAATAATCCTGGAGGATGGCAAGCTGTAATTAATTACCTAAATGATAACGGTTATAAAGTAGTAATGATTACTTCTGAAAAACTAGGAGATGAATGGCACGATTCTAAATTAGGTGGAACTTTAAAAAATGTAATTGATAAAACAGGCAATTATCCACTTGAAGATAGAATGGTAGATTTAAAACACGCTGATTTATACATTGGTTTAGGTAGTGGTTTGAGTTGGTTAAGTTGGAGTATAAATACACCAACAATATTAATTTCAGGATTTAGTCAACCTTATAGCGAATTTTTAGATTGTGAACGTATTTTTAATTATGATACTAATGTTTGTACGGGTTGTTTTAACACACATCGATTAGATGCGGGTGATTGGGAATGGTGTCCTGAACATAAAAATACTGATAGAATGTTTGAATGTACTAAAACCATTACATCTTTTAAAGTAATTGGTGCAATTGATAAGCTTTTAAATATTTATAATAAAAATTAATGGCATATCCTTTATTAAGTAAAACTAATATTTCTTCATCAAACATTATACAAGCCGCCGATGTTTCACAAAGTATCGACGCTTTTACTGGCGTTACTGAATATCAAATCAGAATATCTGGTTCTTTAAGTGTTACAGGAAGTATAATTGATAGTGGAGCTAATAGCGATGGTAAAAGAGGATTTACAGGTTCATTACAAGGTACTGCTTCTTATGCTATAAGTTCATCTTATGGATATGCTTATACCGGTTCAAATATTACTTCTGCATCATTTTCTTATAATTCATCATATACCTCTGGGAGTTTACATGGATTTACACGTAGAAGTAGTAGCGATAGTAATACAGCTTCTTTAGAAACTATAGGAATACTTTCAGGAGCATCTTATATTCGTCAAGGTGACCCAACAAGAACTATAACTTTTTCTCCTGCCCCTTTTCAAGATCCTGCAATTTTAGGAGATAATGTTTGGATAACTATAAGTCAATTTGATAATGATCAAAATCCATCTAGTGTGGATAGTTATGTTGCTGTTCGTAGTATTGATTCAGGTAGTATAGAATTTCAAACACGTAGAAATTTTAATGCTATGAGAGATTTACCTTTTACTTTTATATGCGTTTATAAAACTTCTTAATAAATAATGTCTAATATATTATCAAAAACAGGTATAATTCCGGGAACTGTAGTTCAAGCATCTTATGTTTCACAAAGTATTGATGCTTTTATGGGTATAGTTCCTTATAATCTTTCATTAAACGGAAATTTTAATCTTGTAGGAGTTTTAGATACTACTGCTATAGCAGGAGGAAATGGAGGTAGTCTTACAGGTTCATTATCTTCTACTTCTTCATTTGCTATTACATCTTCTTATACTAATACAATAATAACCCCTACAAGTTGGTCATTATACGCTACATCAGCATCATATTCTGAAGGAGTACTAGTTAATAATATTCCTGTTTCTCAAGTATCATCATCTCAACCAAATGTTATAATTGCTGGTACAGGAACTATTTTAACCGATACTAATACTTTTCAATTACAAAGTAATTTTTTTATAGGTAAAACTTTAAATAATAATGTTTGGGTAACTTTACTTCAAAGAGCACCTTACCCTTCAGATACTCCATTTTTTGAAAGTACATATGTTATTCCTTTAGACTTAACAGGAAATACATTAACTTTTTCAGTATTATCAGGAAACGCAAGCGCAGATTTAACTTTTGATTTTATAATAACGGTACAAAGATAAACAATGGCAAATATATTAAGTAACTCAGGTATAGTTAATGGTCAACCAATTACAGTTAATGAAATAACTCAAATTATAGATGTTTTTACCGCAGCTGTTCCTAGTGATGTTACATTTAAAGGTGAATTTTTTCCAACAGGCAGTACAACTAAAATTATAGCATCTAGTGGATTTATAGGTTCATTATTTGGAACCGCTTCATCTGCTATTTCTTCATCTGTATCATTAACTGGTCCTTTAATTTATAATTCGGCATCGTATGCTTTAACATCGTCTGTTTTAGTACCTTTAAAAACAAATACATCTACATATTCTATCGGATATACAACTAATGTAACAACAGGATTAATTTCAGGGTATGGTGAAATATTATCAGGTAATTCATCATCTGTTATTACTGGTTTAACAGAATTAATAGGAAAAGAAATGGATACTACAGGACGTAGTGGTTCAGTTTTTATATCAATGTTTCAAAATAATAGTAGTGGAACTAGTTTTGATTCTGATAAAGTTATAGTACCCTATACTCTATCAAGTTCAAATTTAACATTTCAAACATTAAGTGGAAATATTTTATCTGAATCTACACCGTTTAATTATATTATCACCTACGTATAATATTTATAATAAAATAAATTTATGACAACACACGTTTTAACACAAGAAGAGTTACAAGAAATTAAAGATTTTCAAATAAAACGACAAACATTAGTACAACAGTTTGGTTCTATTGAAATTAATATCCAAGATTTAAAATTATTTATAACAAAACTACAAAACTAAATTCATTTAAAACATGGCAGAAACATTAATTTCCCCTGGTGTACTAGCAAGAGAAAATGACCAGTCATTTATTACCCAGAATCCGGTAACTGTTGGCGCAGCTCTTATAGGTCCTACAGTAAAAGGACAGGTAGAAATACCAACAATCGTTACTTCATATAGTGATTATCAACAAAAGTTTGGTACTACATTTACTAGTGCAAGTAATGTTTATACTTATTTTACTTCAATTGCCGCATTTAACTATTTTAACAATGGTGGTGATACATTATTAGTATCAAGAGTTGTAAGTGGAACATTTACATCCGCAAACGCTTTAGATGGTGCTACAGGTAATCCAACTATTAGTAGTAGTGTTAACTCAGGATCACTTCAATTATCTACTTTATCTAAAGGTGTAATCATGAACAGTAGTTCAAGTTTAGATAGTGCTGGTGCTTTAGCTAGTGGTTCAGCTGATAATGTTAGATGGCAAATTGTTAACTCAAATACCGGTTCAGGTACTTTTGATTTATTAATTCGTCGTGGTAATGATAATACTTTAAATCCTACAGTTTTAGAAACATGGACTAATTTATCTTTAGATCCATTTGCACCAAATTATGTATCTAAAGTAATAGGTGATTATGTTCAAAATTATAATTCATCAACAAATCAAATAGAAATATCTGGTTCTTTCCCAAATAGAAGTGCTTATGTACGTGTTTCAAATGTACCTAATCCAACTCCTCAATATTTTGACAATGCCGGTGTTGCAAAAGCAATATATAAAGGGTTTATACCAGCAAATGGTAGTGGTTCATTTGGTGGAGCTACAGGTAATTTATTTACAAATGGTGCAACAGCATTTTATAATCAAATTACTTCAGCAACCCCAGCAAATAATATACAAGGTATTCCAAGTGCAAGCTATAATAACATGATTGCATTGATGGGTAATTCAGATGATTATAGATTTAACGTATTATTAGCACCAGGTTTATTTAATAATTTACAAACTTCTCAATGTACTAGTATTATTAATAATACTCAAAATAGAGGAGATAGCATATTTGTATTAGATTTAGTAGCATACGATGGTTTAATTGCTGACGCTACTCAACAAGCAGCATCAAGAAATACTTCATATGCCGCTTCATATTGGCCATGGGTGCAAACACAAGACCCAGATTCAGGACAAAATGTTTGGGTACCAGCTTCAACAATGATTGGTGGTGTTTATGCTTATAATGATACAGTTGCAGAACCTTGGTTCGCACCAGCAGGTATTAATAGAGGTGGTTTAACTACAGTTATTAGAGCAGCACAAAAATTATCTCAATCAAACAGAGATACATTATATACAGGTAAAGTTAACCCAATCGCTACTTTCCCAGGAACTGGAGTTGTAGTATATGGTCAGAAAACATTACAAACTCAAGCTTCAGCTTTAGACCTGATGTAATTGATAGAAACGAGTTAATTGGTCAAATTTATATTCAACCAACTAAAACTGCAGAATTCATTTACTTAGATTTCAACATTTTACCAACTGGAGCTACTTTCCCTTAGTAGGGGAAGGTAGTTACCTTTTATAACTCACTAATATTTATAACAAGAAAATAAATAAAACAAAACATGGCAGTATTAGATCCGAACGAAATATTTTTCACCGCCTTTGAACCGAAGCAACAGAATAGATTTATTATGTATGTAGATGGTATTCCAGCATATCTTATCAAAGGGGTGTCAGCTGTAACCTTAACTCAAGAAGAAGTAGTATTAAATCATATTAACGTATTACGTAAAGTTAAAGGTAAATCAAAATGGAGTAACATCACGATGACTCTATTTGACCCGGTAACACCATCAGGCGCTCAAGCTGTAATGGAATGGGTACGTTTACACCACGAATCAGTAACTGGTCGCGATGGTTATTCTGATTTCTACAAGAAAGATTTAACAATCGATGTATTAGGTCCTGTAGGTGATATCGTATCAGAATGGATTATCAAAGGTGCACTTATTGTAAATGCAAACTTTGGTGAATTCAACTGGGATACAGATGCAGCAGCACAAAACATTACTCTTGAAGTAGCAATGGATTATTGTATCTTGAACTTCTAAGAATTAAGTTTGAATTATATTTTAAAGAGCTCGCTTTATGCGAGCTTTTTTTATTTTAAATATTTATAATAAACATTAATATGGCTAAAGGTTTAAAAAACTCATTTGATAAAACTAATTTAGATCTACAGGATCCTTCACCATTAGGTGGACCAGTTAGTGCTCCTGTACCATCTTATGTTTCACCCAATGCAACTGGTACTCCTACTAGAACCGCAAATCCGGGTCCGTTTAAGGGCTTTTATCAACCCTATACTCCACAAAATCCGTATTTAAATAGCGTAAGCAACAAGGCAGTTAAAACAAGCATGTTATCCGCTGAAACAGATAATCCTGCGGTTTTATCGATCACTAATTTGGATAATAGTAAACCTGGAGTTAATGGTGGTGTACCTTATAAAACAGACAACGACCCAACAATATATCCTGAATCAACTAAAGCATCTACACCAATACGTGGTTATTTTTCTGAACCAGGTGTTGCTGCTCAAAAATACGGTTCAAATACACGAGTATATTCATCTACAAATACTTATATGGAATTTATTGAACCTTATACAAGGAGATAATATTTTCATATATTTATATACGACAACAAATTGTTATTAAAAATTAATTTATGAGCGAAAACAAATTTAATTTCCCCACAGAAATTGTAGAATTACCATCAAAAGGATTAGTATATCCTGAAGATCACATTTTAAGAAGCGGTAAAATCGAAATGAAGTACATGACCGCTAAAGAAGAAGACATTTTAACTAATCAAAATTACATTCAAAAAGGTGTAGTACTAGATAAACTAGTAGAAGCACTAGTAATGAATAAATTTAAAGTTAATGAATTAATACCTGGTGATAAAAATGCGTTGCTTATTGCATCCCGTATTTTAGGTTATGGTAAAGATTACACATTTGACTATAAAAATGAAGAATTCACAATTGACCTATCAACAATATCAGAAAAACCGTTTGATACTACCTTAATTACTTCAAGAGGTACATTTAAATTTACTTTACCTACATCCGGTATAGAAGTAGAATTTAAATTATTAAATGATAAAGATAATGAATTAGTTAGTCAAGAACTTGAAGGACTTAAAAAAATAAATAAAGATTCATCTCCCGAAATTACAACACGTTTAAGACATCAAATTGTAGCAGTTAATGGAAATATTGATAAAAATGCAATACGTGAATTTGTTGAATATAATTTATTAGCTGCGGATTCAAGAGCACTACGTAAATATATAAAAGATATTGCTCCTGATGTAAATTTAACAACTAAAATAGTTATTAACGGTGTTGAGGAGGACATCGATATTCCAATTAATTTAAACTTTTTTTGGCCTGACCTCTAGTAATGCTCCGGAGTATAGAATGATTTTATTTTCCACAATACATGAAATAGTATTTCACGGTAAAGGTGGTTATAGTTATGATGATATATACAATATGCCTATTTGGCTTCGAAAATTTACATTTAATAAAATAAAAGAATTTTATGAAAGTCAAAAATCAACAAAAAATGAAGATAGTTGGGTAAATAATAGCGAAGCTAAACAAGAAGCATCAAAAAATAAAAATATTAAAGTACCTACATATGTTACTAAGGCATCAAAAAAATGATGCCTTTTAATATTTATAATAAATCTTATAGTTAATGGCTAAAAAAAACGATGCTAAACAAGACATTAAAGATCTTAATAAAGAACTAGGTTATATTGAAGATCAAATTATTAATATAGCGGATAGTTTATCTAGAACCGTTAAAGATGCTATATCTGATATTAAGGATGAAGCAGCTAGTGTTGGTGATATTTTTGAAAAAAAATTAAGTAAAAGTATTAAATCTTTAGCTAATGATTCAGAAACAATATTAGCTAATACTTTAAAGTTGTATGAAGGATCCGCTAAATTATCAAATATTCAAAAAGCTCAAGAGCGTTTAAAACTTAAGGAATTAAGTCTTACTCGTAATTTAGATATTTTACAAAATAATGGTTTATTAAACGCTGAAGAAAGAAAACAAAAAGAAGCTGAAATTAATGATGCTATAAGTAGACAAAATGTTTTATTAAAAGGCCAAGCAGAATTAGCTAAACAAATTCAATCTAAAATGGGAGTTACTGGAAAGGTTATTGAATCCTTTACTAAGATACCACTTTTAGGAAAACTTATAGACTCAGAAAGAGTATTAGCTAAAGTTCAAGCAGAAGCAGCTAGTAAAGATGCTACAAAAACATCAGTATTTAAAGCCGGACTTAAAGAAACCGGTAAAGTTATGAAAGAAAATTTACTTGATCCTGCAGTATTACTAGGAGGAGCCTTTGGTATTCTTGTTAAAGTAGCTAAATTTTTCTTTGATGCTTTATTAGGAGCATCTGTACAAACTGCTAAATTTAGACGAGATTTTGGTTTAACCAATAAAGAAGCAGAGCAACTCAGACAACGTACATTTGATATTGCTTTTTATTCTAAACAATATGCGGATACTCAAGGTAGAATATTAATTACACAACCTCAAATTGTAAAATCTTTAGAAGAAATTAATAAGGCTTTAGGAACACAAATAGATTTTACTAAAGACCTAGGTACTTTTGGGAAACAATTATTAGTTCAAGACGCTATATTAAGAGATAATCTTCAATTAGATGAAGAAACTAGAGCAGCTATAAATAAAGAATCAATAAGAACAGGTAAATTAACTGAGCAAATTACTAAAAATACTTTAGGTAATGTAGCCGCTGTAGGTCTTCAAAGAAAAATATTATTAGATAATAATAAAATATTAACAGCTGCTAGTAAAATAACAGGTGAGTTAAGATCATCATTTAAAGGTAATGTAGAAGAGATAGCTAAAGGTATAGCTAAACTTGAATTAATGGGTTTAACTTTAGAACAATCTAAAAAAATAGCAGGAGGTTTACTTAATTTTGAACAATCTATAGCAGCAGAAATAGACGCTGAATTACTTACAGGTAAAGATTTAAATTTAGAAAGAGCAAGACTTTTAGCAATAAATAGAAAATATGTTGAATTAGGTCAAGAAATAGTTAATCAAGGATTAACTACAAATGAACTTAATAACATGAATTCAATACAATTAGATGCTCAAGCCGCCGCTTATAATTTAACTAGTGATGAATTAACTGATATAGTACAAAAAACAGAGGAATATAATGCTTTAACTGCTAGAGCAGCTAAAGAAGGTAAAAAAGTTCTTATTGGTGAAAAAACAAGTTTAAAAGATATATATGAGCAACTCCAGAAACAAGGAGTAGGTGAAAAAGAAATAGTTAGAATATTAGGAGATAAATTATATGCTGAAAAACAAGCAGAAGATGCTCAAATGAAATTTAATAAAGCTTTAGATCAAGCAAAAGGATCTTTTGAAAGATTAGTAAGTAGTGGAGTTTTAGATAAATTAGTAGATGCATTAACTAAATTTGTAAATCTTATAAGTGGAGGCCAAGCCGCAGTTGATCAAGCTGCTGATTTAGAACAACAACGAAAACAAGCCCAACAATCTGGAAATACAACACGTGTAAAAGAATTAGATAAATTAATAACAGAACAAAAACAAATAGCTGAATCATCTGCAAAAACCGGAGGAGCTGCAAAAGGAGCAGGAATGGGTATTGCCGCTGCTGTAGGAGGTTTACTATTAGGAACAGCTTTAGATTTTACAGGAATTGGAGCTGCGGCTGGTATTCCTTTACAAGCAGCTTCTTTAGGTACTATACTAACAGCTTTAGGAGTATCAGCAGCAGCTGGAGGAGCTATTGGGTACGCAACTTCATCAGCTCCTAAACCAAAACCAACAAGTATAAAAGCCGATGATTTTACTATTACAACAAACCCAGCTGACACAATATTTGCAGCGGGAGGTACAAATTTAGGTAGAACGGATGAAATTGTTAATTTATTAGGTCAAATTCTTCGCAAAGAAGGACGTGTAGATATTAATTCTAGTAGATTTAATACAGGACTATCTTTAGGTAATTTTAAAACTCAATAAATAAAATATTTATAATAAAATAATACTATGGGATTACTAAATAAATTACAGCAAGGATCAAATTTAACATCATATGATGGTAATACTCCAACATCTTACAATGGAGTATCTCAATATCAGTTAGATTTACAAGTATCACAATTAGATTTAAATGGACAAACCCCACCATCATATAATGGTGTATCCCAATATCAGTTGTCCTTGCAAACATCACAATTAGACTTAGGAGGTCTTCAACCACCTGTTTATAATCAACAAAGTCAATACCAAAAAGATCTAGCAGTATCACAATTAGATTTAGATGGTAAACAACCTCTTGCTTATGATCGTCAAACTAAATATCCTGATGGTTTAAAATTATCACAATTAGATTTAGATGGTAAACAACCACAAGTTTATGACCAAGTAAGTCAATACCAAACAGATTTAAAAATATCAAGATTAGATTTAGACGGTAATACTCCGGACCAATATTTAAACAATTTACCTCAATAACATGCCTTTAGTTACCTTAAAGACAAATTTAAAGTCCCTTACATATGGGCATGATCGAATTTATGGGGCTAGTAGTAAACAACCTTATATTGTTGATGCTATCCCTGAAAAGGAGACTAATCCTAACTTTACGGCTTATAATAATGATTATATTTTAAGAGGAGGATTATTAGCTGCTAGAGATTCAGCTACGGATGTTTTACGTTTAGGCAAAATGTTTACAGATACAACTTCTCCAAGTGGTATATTTTTTACAACTAAACAAATATTATTATCTCGTACATCTGTTCGTACTCAAACGAGTGGATTATTAAACCAAGGAATTTATACACCATTAAATACATTAGCTCAAGCAGGATTAGTTGCTTTTGGAGGACATATTTTAAAAAATGGTTTAAAAAATAGTGTAAATCCATTTGGGGGAACAGGCGCTTATTCTACTAATGAAAACTTATATGCCGTTAGAATTGAAAATCAAAAATTAAATAATATAGAAGGCAGACTTCAATTATTACTTAAAGGCTCAATATTAGATCGACCTATACCTTCTTCTGATGGATTTACTACATATAATAATGGTATAAACGTTTTATCATATTCTGGAGGTCCCGGTTCTATATTAGGTGTAGGTAAAACCAACATCAGATTTGCAACTAAAACATTATTAAACCCAACTAATCGATATTTTAATAGTAATACTTTAGTTAATAGTGTTGTTGATAATGATAGGGATTCTAATATTAATAAGGAAAATGGTCGAGGTAATCCTAATCCTAAAGTTGCTTATACGCCTTCATCTTTTGATTTTAGAGCTGAATTAAGAAAAGACTTAACTTCTTCTACAATTATGTCTGATGCCCCATCATATATTTTAGGTCGAGGAAAAACAATTGAAAATAGAGTTAATTTAGGAAACCCAGGAAATAGAGCAAATAAAAATTTAATATCTTATACTAATGGTTCAGGGACAGGTCCTGTAGATAAAATTACATCTTTACCTATTTATAGAAGTGAGAATGTTTCAAATAAACATATAGTAAATGATTTAGTTAAATTTAGAATTGCTGCTATTGATAATAATGACCCAACTCAAAAAACATTTATACATTTTAGAGCATTTTTAGATAATATGTCTGATGCTTATAATGCTACTTGGAGTCCATTTACATATCTAGGACGTGGAGAAAATTTTTATACATATAGTAATTTTACAAGAACTATTAATTTAGGATGGACTGTAGCGGCTCAATCTAAAGAAGAACTTATTCCGATGTATAAAAAATTAAATTATTTAGCATCTCTTGTAACTCCCGATTATACTCCTAAAGGATATATGGCTGGTAATTTAGTTCAATTAACAGTAGGAGGATACTTATACGAACAGGTTGGCTTTATAACTTCTCTTACGTATGATGTACCCGCGGAATCACCTTGGGAAATTGGTATAACTGATAAAGCTGAAGGAGGTACAGATGGTACCGTTAAAGAATTACCTCATATTATTAAAGTAACAGGATTTCAATTTACACCAATTCACAATTTTATTCCTAAAAAACAAACTCTTAGTGTTTTTAATACGGCTGATCAACTTGAAACACTTGGAAGAGATGATAATAATACTTATGGTCCTCAAAGATATATAGCTTTAGCTAATGGTACTGAAGAAAAAGATAGTAATTATAACATATATGATACTACAAATAATATTAAAAAACCACCTAAAAATAATGCCCCACCACCCGGAGCTCAAAGAGCAAATGCACCTAAATTAGGAGGAGCAACACCAACAATAGCTAATCCTATTAATTTACCTAATAATTTTACAGGAATTTAATAGTTTTTTAAAAATAAAATAAATGAATAGATATCAACAAATACCTCAAACAAAAATAAATGGTAGACTAGTTTACAGAACATCTCGTTACCCACAAGTACCGTTAACTGCAGACGATATTTATGTTTATACTGTTCAAGGAGATAGATTTGATACACTAGCAAATCAATATTATAGAGATAGTTCATTATGGTGGATTATCTCAATTGCTAATACAGCAACCGCAGGTACTTCTAGCCCTTCAGATTTACCACAAAATTCATTATTAATACCTGAAGGATTACAAATTAGAATACCAGCAAACCCACAATCAATAATAAGTGCTTTTAAATTAATAAACCAATAAAGTTATGAATATAGTAGGAGAAGGATTTGCTAAAGAAATTACTGATCAAATAGATACTCGCCAAAAATTAAAAGGTAAACGTGATCGAAATCCTGGAGGAAATCCGGAATGGTTAGTTTGGCAAAATGGAAATACAGGATGGGTTAAAATGATATCATCAATAGATGTTGATCCTGAACAAAAATATTTTACTACTGGGTCTACTGTTGTTACACAACTTGGCAAACCCCCAGGATATGATAATTACCTCAGAGTTGGAGACAGTAATACCCCTGTTTATTTCTCAGGTAGAGGGTCAGTATCTTCTAATCCTGAGTTAAATCTTACTAGAGGAAGTAGTAATGCTTCGTTAGCTAAATCAAATATATTGATGGGGGGAATTTATACTCCGTTTAACGATGAAAATAACAATTATCTTCAAGCAGGTATATCTCGTAATGGTTCTTTTCAAAATACAAACGCTTATGGGTTTGGTGGTTTAGAATTTGGTTTACAACCAATCCCAGGTATTACTTCATTTAGTATTAGAAGTGAAAATAGAGGTTCAATAAGAACGGCAACTATTGGTATTCGTGCTTATAATAAAGTACAATTTGATATTATCAATACACTGTATATGAGTTTAGGTTATACTATGCTTATTGAGTGGGGAAATACTATGTATTATGATAATAATGAACAATTTCAATCTAATAATCAATATAGTTTACAAGATGAATTTTTATTAGGACAACCAAAATGGACCGGCCTTTTAGATTTAATGAAAGAAAAACGATTAGCATCAAATGGAAATTATGATGCTGCTTTAGGTAGAGTAGTAAATTTTAATTGGAAATTAAATAAAGATATGAGTTATGATATTACTGTAACATTATTGACAGTAGGTGATATAATTGAATCTTTAAAAATAAATACTTTATCTAATAATTTTTCATTAAATGTTAAAAACCCTACAGCCCCCCAACCAAATACAACCCCTATAAAACCCTCAGTAGATAAATTCGCAGGGTTAGGATTAACAGAGCAACAAAAAGAAATATTTAATTCTATTAATGCTTCTATAAATAAAAATGTTCCTTTAGGTCAAGTAGTAGATATTGCAAACTATGCTAACTCTCATGATATTGGAGCTTTATTATATCAACACAAACAAAATTTAGATGCTAACGGAATACAATCAACTATTAATAAAACAACTAGATTTTTAAAAGATAAAGATATTGTTACTGATATATCTCAAACTTTTAGTAATATTTCTGATCCAAAAAATGTTCAAAGCCAAACAGTTTATTACATGCATTTAGGATATTTTTTGTTTTTATTAGAAAAATATATTATACCTAATATTAATGGTGATGATAAATTAAAATCAATTAAAATAGATTATGCTATAAATTCTAATATTATTTCTATAGATCCTCTTTTAGTAAGTGCTGATCCTACAGTTTGTTTACTTAGTCGAAATATAACTTTAAAACCAAGTAATACAACTATATCTTTTATACCTGAGGGAAATGAATTTCCATTCCAATTAACAAATGAAGATGGTAGTAAAAGTAAAGAATTTTATGGATATTTAATGAATATTTATATTAATTATAACTGGATACTTAATAATTTAACTACTTTAGTTGATAATGAAGGAAATGTTGTTTTAATTGATTTTTTACAAAGATTATGTGTTGATATTTGTCGTGCTACTGGTAATTATAATAAAATTCAACCTGTAGTAAATAATGAAGATTTAACTATACGTTTTATAGATGAAGTAGCTCTTCCTAATAGAGATTATTTTCTAAAAAAATTCGACCTTCCAACCAATCCCGCACATTTTAGAATGTACGGATATCACCCTACAGATACTACTTCAGATAGTGTATTAGAAGCAGGAATAGTTAGAGATTTAAATTTAGTAACTACTATATCTCCTAGATTAGTTAATATGCTTACTATATCTGCTCAAGCTAATTCATATGTGGTAGGTGAAGATGCAACTGCATTATCAACGTTAACTAGAGGATTAACTGACCGAATAAAAGAAAAAGTTTATTATCCTGGACAAAAAACAGATATAGCAACTGAAAAAACTTTATATGAACAATATACTAAAGTTATTGAAAATTTTAATATTTTTTTAAAAAAAATAGGATCGGAAGCGGGTGTTCCACCTTCTTGGAATCTTAATGAAATTGGAATATATTTAAATACTAATAAAGCTTTTATTGAATATAACCAAGCAAAAGCAACATTAGAAAAACAAAAAACAGATCCTAGTGCCGGATCAGCTAAAACAGGATTTTTACCTTTTAATTTAAATTTTACAATAGATGGAATTTCAGGTATAAACATATATCAACGATTTATAGTTGATACGGAATATTTACCCCCCAATTATCCGGCAAATATAGAATTTTTAGTAATGGGGGTAACACATGAAATAAAAGAAAATCAATGGCTTACTCATATAGAATCTGTAGCTATTCCTAAAAATCCACTTAATGGTAATTTTGAAGATACAACAACAGAAAATAGACCACCTACTATGGAAAAAATTCCTGGTAAACAACCTACTCCTGTTAAATCATCTACTAATCCAGTACCAACACTTAAACAAGCTGTTAAAGATCAAGCCGAATATTATTTCGGAAAATATGGAGAGGGTTTTAAATGTGCTCGTTGGACTTATAATATAGCTTATAAGTTAAAAGAATACATGGATACTAATAGTACAAAAGCTATTCCTTTTAATTTACAATTCTCAGCTAATGCTGACTCAGACGCATGGCGAGATTATGTGAATAAACTAGGTTTTTATGATAAAGTTTTTGTAGGTGACATGAATCTTGATCAATTAAAAGCATGGGTAAATAATAGTACATTTAATTATGGGGATATTTTAAATTATTATGCCCCAGGACACACTGCTATAACTAACATGCATACCCAAATATATACAGGAAATATTTTCTCTACTGGAGGCTCAGCTGGTAAAAATAAAAATATAATACCTAACTCCGCAGGAAACTCAGGGTGGTCAACATCTACAAAAACAAACTATGGAACAAAAGTAGTTTATAATAATAATTATACTTATAAAGTGTACTATTTTAAAGTTAAATCACAATATATAAAATAATATGCCTTACTATCCGTTATCACAAATAACATCTAATCTATATACTAATGGGCTTGAGTATGCTGTTGATTTAAAAAATCCAAGTAATTCATACTCCGGTTATTATTGGAAAACATCTGATGGAAAATACTTTACAGGTAAAACTCCACAAGATACTCCTTGTATAGAAATATTTGTTATTCCTAATTTAGAAGGAGGAGAAAATGGTGATTCGGCATTTAGTCAAGTCACTATTAATAATGTAACAGTATTTGAAGGTGACCCTTTAATAGACAATTATTTACGTCTTAAAAATATATCACCAACAACAGTTACATCTATTCCTCCATATTATTCACCCCAACCAACTCAACAAGATTATCAAACAGGTGAATTTAGACGTTACTTTTGTAAAAAAACAAACGAAATACAATACATAGAAATTAGTGAAGCAACATATGCTTTATTATCAAGTAAAGATCCACAAATATTATGGCAGTTATATTTTCCCTTTTACCTTCCGTGGAGTTTAACGGGAAATAAGGAACAGGTCGCACGTACTAATAAAAATATTGTGGATTTAACCATGAAAAATTTAAAATTACCGCGTTTTAACGATTATCTCAAAAACGATTACACAAAATATTACAAATAGTTTGGAGATCTGAAAAACAGGTCGTATATTTATAACAATAAAAACATAAAGCATGAAAA